TAGCCTTCAGCTACTCTCAATTCAAACGTATCAATGCGCTTGTCTAGCTCGGTTACTCGTGAGTGGAGTTTAGAGATTAAAACGCTAAAACCAGTAACCCCAGCGACAAACACTGGGATTAAGGATTCAATCATAAATCAATCGTCTTGCATGTCTTCAGTAATATTTTCTAGTGCTTCAAGAATACGAAGCCGTAATTGGTCAACTGTTGCATCAGGAAGTAACACAGCAGCTTTTAATCGATAAAGAGCTGATTGAACGTTTCTAATTGATTGTTTAACGTCCAGCGTGCGACCGGTGTAAACACTTGTTGTTTCACCTTCATCATTAGTGACAGTGGTGTAATTATTAGGGTCGTCAGGATCAAGATTAAATACGGCATTATTTGAATTTACAGTACCATCCAAACTTACACGAAACGTAGCCGTGTCTCCGTAATATCCAGAATAAATGTATTTTGAACTAGGACTAGTAGTCGATGCTGCTCTCTGAACAAAGCAATTACCTCCAGAGTTAAGCATTGCACCTGTGTTATCTGTAGCAGCAGAACTAGGTGTATCACCAGAAACTACGTTACCTAACGCTGTAATTGTACCACCTCTTGAAACTTTAAAAGTAGTTGGTGCAGGATTTTGTGAATCATCAATGAGGTAAATACAATTTGTACTTGCTTTTGGATTTAACCCAATACGACCGCGTTGATTAGAATTATTACTGTCTGAACTGTCAGCTGTAATGGCACTAAGTGTGTTAACAGAACCAGTGTAAATAGAACCATCTGTTCTAATTTGAGTAGTAATGTCGGCTTGAGTATTACCGCCGCTATAAACACGAATAGCTTGTGCTCTTCCTTGGTTTGGATCGGTAATAGGTAATTGCGTATCGTTTTTGACAGTAAGGATTCCATATGTGGAATCTATATTAATGCTAGGGCTAACATTATCTGCGCCTGCATTAATATTTTTTGCTTGAATGTCACCGTTTTGGATTATTACTGAATTAGTACGAATATTACTTCCAGCAGTTCCATCACCAATTTCTACACCATCATCAGATAAAAAGATATCAGCAAAATAGTTGTTATTTGAGCTAGTTTTTTTCTGAAATCTAATACCGTGATCTGCAGTTCCTTGAAGAGTTCCAACCCTTGCAGACACAATTGAATCTTTAACAAATGCAGCCTCATCTTGCGTAGTAAGAGTGCCTTCTGATTCGATATTACCAGTGGCGCCTACTTTAAATACTGACGTATTTCCACTATATCCTTCAAAAAGAACTCCAGTTGAACCAACAGTGCTGGCTCTTTGAGAGGTGATACCAGCAGAACTCGTAAGCCGACTGCCGCTACCAGAGTCACTTGAAAGGTCAAATCCCTCTCCTGATTGGATTGTTCCAGCTCCAGTAATCTTGCCATCCGCATCAACAGCACCATCGTATGTGACCTTGAATTTCTCAGTGGTTCCAGCTAAAGCTTGGAACGCCATCAGAGAACTAGAAGGAGTCTTGGACTGTGCATAGACACCACCGTTACCGCTATCAACAGCAATTCTTACGCCTCTAGCATTTGACGAACTTGGGTCACGTTCTCCAGCTTTAATGTCATTAGCCGCATTAATGCTGCCGTCAGCTCCTACGGAAAATGTTCTAGTATTTCCGTTGTAGCCTGAGAAGAGGATAGCAGAAGAACTTGATCCACTTGGACGTTGAACTAAGACATTAGGTACTGATGAAAATAATTGAACTCCAGACCCTTGATTATCTGAAATGTCTGGTGAATTAAGCAATACATTATCATTAGGGTTAGCAGGAGATAATTCACTACCTGTTCTAGTCCACCAACCAATTGTTCCACCGCCAGTGTTTTTTGCACTAATGGTAACATCGCCTGTAGATTGATCAATAACAATGTTTTCACCAGCAATAATACTAGTAACACCCGTAGGAGCACTATTACTAATGTTAGTAATTTGACCTTGTGCATTAACAGTAACGTCAGCAGCAGTATAAGAGCCTGCCGAAACTCCAGTATTTGCAATATTAATAATAGGTGACGTGTCTGTACCGGTTAATTCAATACCAGTGCCAGCGTTAATATCACTAACAAAATCAATGTCTGGTTTGTTTTGAATAAAACTTGGATCACTGCTATTTTGTTCATTCCAATTAGCTTGATGCCAATCTACATTTACCCAATCTGTGCCGTCGTATTCAATGATTTGACCAGTAGTTGGGTTATTAATATCAACATCAGGTAAACTATCAATACCATCACTAGTAGAGATTTTATCGCAATCAAGTTCTTGTGCTTTATCTAATAGTTGAAGGAAATTTTGATTTAAATCCTCTGTTCTAATAGCCGAACCTTGCTGAAAAGTTGCATAAATATTATCAACATTAGTATCTCGATAAATTCTAATGTTGTTAACCGTAGAATTAGGAGGTGCAGTGACAAATTCTACAGTATTTGCGTTGTTTAAAGACCATTGATCAGTTCCAATAGGAACAAACAAGTCTGTAGAGGGATCTAGCAGAGCTACATTAACTTCACTAGGGGCTCTGTAAGTAAATGAAAAGGTAAATAGCGTTGTTGAGCCATCACCTTTTTTAAAGGTTTCTGTTTGTGCGCAGCTCATAGTTAATTATTTAAAAGTTTTAAAATCATCTGGAATTTGTCCACTACGATTTAGATCATCTCGTTGAATAGCTTGTTTGCCTAAGTTATAAATGATTTGTTTATCTGCTTCAGGCAAATCGTCAAGAGCCTCTTTTTTAGAACTTGCTAACGCACGGTCTAAACGATTAAATACGTTACCATATTCGGATAGGTCAAGTCGATCTGAACCAACGCCTTGATAACGTTGCTTCTGAACTTCTTCAACAAAGCCAGATTTTTCAGCTCTTTCCATTTCGGCTAAAACTGCATTTTTAAATCTACCGTTTTGAGCCATTAATTTGCGCATTCGAGCAGCAATTGCAGGAGGCAGTTCATTACCTTTACCGTCAGTAGTAAGTTCCGGTCGAACATCATAACCAATTCTTCCTAAAAACTCTCTACCAGGACTAACACCAGCTTTTACTTTAAATGTAGTAAATTGATTAAAAGCATTGACAAGCCAATTTTCAGAAGTGCCGATTGGCTGTCCATCAAACCAATCAAATTCTGGTTGAAGATTAGAAATAAACTTATTACGTTGACGCAAATAATCGGCAAGTTCTCTGCTTGTAGCTTGAGTGCCTTCCCCTAGAATTCTTCCAAATTCTGCTCTTAGTCCAGAAAAAGGAACTGTCATATTTATAACATTAGCAACTAGTTTATTAAAAGACGGTCCATTGCCATTTAGAATACCAGTAATAGGCTCGACTTCTGACAATACACTACGATTAGTAATTGAAGCAGCTAAAGAATACATCAATTTATTAATCAGTTTTTCAGTTGGAGCTTCACCTAAATAATGAGCATTCTCCCAAACTGTTGCTAAAGTAGCAATCCAATCAGAAACAGGTCCTAGACCTTCATAAGAAACCCACTTATCAGTGCCAACTAATTTGACACTTCGTTTTGGATTTCCTAGCTTGTCATTGGTAAATCGAACGTTTTCTTTGTAAACACCATCACCTGTCAAATTACCTTGGCTAACTGCATAAAGACCTGATAGAGTTGCAAACATACCGATAGCTCTACGACCACGATATTCAGCACGAGTCCTGGCAAACACTTCAAGAATTTGTGCCTGTGAAGCATTGGGTTCAACAAGGCCTCTATTTACTAGAAGTTCTTTCATTCTTTCAGGAGGAACTTCAGATAGTTTTGTAATGCCAAAAGGACGGATTCCTGTGAAATCGTTTATGTCTTTAGCAAAAGCACCAATAGGACTATATTTGTCAAACATAGCAATCATGTTTGCTGAAGTCCTAGGGAACATAATAAGAGGTCTTAAAATAGGAACTTGTGCAGTTGCTCCACTAATAAAGCGACTCATCCCAGTGTCTAGGTTAAGTGCAATTTCGCCAGTTTGATATTTAACAGAACCAATATCAAAATCACTCTTCTTCATTTTAACCCAAGTTTTAGTAGCCATCTTACCGACAGCTTCTCTAGTAATGGGTTTACCAGCATTTCTTAATTCAGCCATTGCTGCATATCTTGCGTCAGCATTAGCAATAACAGCCCTGGTAAAACCATCAAAAGCTGTCATAGCATTAGTACCTAATTTTAACCAAGGATGGTTAGCAAGATCAGTCAACATTGAATTCATGTTGAGAAGATATGTAGAACCTAAATCTCCATTAGCTCTGTCAGCGGCTGCTACTTTGCCAAGAATTTCTAACTTCTCTTCATCAGCTTGCATACGTGCTAAGTCTTCACGCATTAAACCGCGTTGTGCGTAAGGATCTGTAGATGCTTTACGGAAGACAGCGTTCATATACTTTGAACCTTTTTGAAGAGTATCTCCAAAAGCACTGAATGCCATCCATCCATCTTGAATCATTTTAATGTCACCAGACAATGCAGCACCGCCTAGAATTGATACAGGTTTAGCAATAATGCCACCAACGTTACCAGTCAAAGCACGAATAGGTGTACCAATTGCAGACAAAGTTGAGTTAAAGAAATTAGCCCAAGCACCTTGAATTAACAAATTAGGAACTTGAGTATTGCCATCAAATAGAACTCCTTTCTTAAAAATGTAAGAAAGATTTTGTCTCATGTATTCATTTACATCATAGAGAGTCCTGACGTCGCCACCAGTCATCTCATTAAGGAACATAAGAGGTTTGAGGTATTCAGGTTTAACAGCTTGAATTTGCCTCAAACTGTTAGCATACTCTTCTGCTTCTTTAAATTTTCTAATCTGCAGTTCACTAAAACTTTCAAGGGTTTCATCCCATTGAATACTTTTAGATGGGTTTAGATTTTTTGCACCTTTACGAAGATTAAGAGCAGCTAGGTTACGACCTGCACTAGCTCTCATAACTCCTGCTTCCGTCATAATATAAACAAGACGGGAAAGAATTTGATCGCCTAAGCTATCAGTAGCACCAGCATTAGGACCAGCAATACGATAAACTTCTGCCATATCAGCAACTTGACCAGACAGAGATTTGTTAATAATGTTAGACGCCATTACTTTGTCTAAGTCAATCATCTGTTCTGTCGTCTTTCTAATAGCAAGGTCTAAACCATCACTTAAGTTTTTCAGACGTTCAGGCTGCAAAACTCCAAGATCATTTTTAAATGGAGTTAGAGTTGCATTCAGTTGTTCAAGAGTTAGATTAGGGTTAGCAAGAATTTCTCCAATAGTTTCAACGCTATCGTCAACATTAAGCTTGACAATATCTTTATAGTCAAGACCAACACCACTAGGGAAGACCGCTTTAAATTTACCGATCAATCTCAATTGACCAGCCATTTCTTCAACGACTTTTCTTACTGGAGTTTTACCGTTAGAAATTTGACCAAATCTTAGACGACCTTCTGTCACAACAGAACCAACAGCACCGTCAAAAGAGTTAATGTTCCCTTTAATTTGAGCGTTATCAACTAATGCTCCAGCGATCCCATTTTCGTCTACAGTGCGGACACCTTGCTCCATAGGATCAAATGGTGTATGGACACCTTTAGTAGGCCTTGTAAGGGCTTCTGGGTCGCTTGCAACGGCTGCTGCGCCATATTCATCTAGGGCTTCAGACTGTGCTTTAAGGTCAATCTCTGCTGGTGTGAGACCAGTGTTAGGAGCATTGCGTCCGGTACCTCCAACAGCTTGTTTAATATCAACTCCGTTTTCGGCTGATAAACTAACAGCTTGTGCAAAGTCTCGATCAAGAGCTTGTGTTCTTTTAGTAAACTTTCCAGCAGCTCCAGCAATTGAAGCTATTGGTGCTACAAAAACTGCACCTAAACCAAAACCCGCACCTTCCAAAGCATTGCGGAATTTAATTTGTTCAGGGTTAGTAAGACCTAAAGTTGTCCATTCAATGGGGATTCGTTCTCCAATCCATGCTGGAGATTTTTCTTTAATAAAAGCTAAAGCGTTATCATCTTCCTCATTAAATTTGACAGTATAATCAACACCAACTCCAATGCCTGTATCTAAAGCAGCTTCTCCTGCAAATTTTACAAAAGGATTATCTTTAAGTCCCCAGCGTCGAGCACCAGGGAAAGGATTTATTTTCTTAGAGAAATCAGGTTTAAAGTTAGCAACTTTAGAAACTGTTTTATTACCTAAAGCTTTAGTGCCAAGGTTTCCTAAACCTTTTCTAAGAGCAAGAGATGGAGCAACGACTGCAGATATATCACGAACTGCTTGAAGTAGATCGTTTTCAAACTTAGGAATCTTTGGAACGTTTACTCCAGGAATTTTGTTGATAAGATCTACACCGAAATCCTGCATACCCAAAAAGGGTGCAAAAGGAGCTGCTAAAGCTTGAGCAGTGTCACTAAGAACAGGAGCCTCTTCTTCTTCAGGAAGTTCGCCTGCTGCTCTTAAACGTTTCTCTTCTTCATAAGCAATTGTTTGCTCTTCAGGAGTCATCCATTTATCGGAGACATCCTCTTGAATTTCAGCAGGAGGTTCTGCTGATGTTTCTGTATTAGATTGTGGTTGTTCAGTTTGTTGTGAAGCCTCCGTAGATGGCTTCGGTTTTTGTGATTCTGGTTTGCCTTCCGTAGAAGTTGTTTTAGATTCTGATTTTTTAGCCTTAGCTTCTTCTTCTTTTTCAATTAGTTTTAATTGAGATTCAGCTCGAAGCTGCATTTCAGCTAATTCTTCCTCGGTCATAGGTTGACCGTCGTCATTAATAGAATTTAAACTCCCATAATCTGCAAAATTTGAACTCGACATTTAATTAATTACCGTTTAATTGTGCAGCGATTTGTTCTCGCAGTGATTGGTAGTTGCTATAAGGAGTCATATCAGTGCTTCCTTGTGGAGCAGGAGCTAGGAAATCAATTGAGGCAATAGTACCGTCATAGCTTTGAACGCTGCCAGTACCACCTTGTGTACCAATAATTTGTCCTAGACCAATTTGTTGTCCTACTACAAGCCTTGGCTTTTGAGCTAGATGTGAATAAAGAACATCAACAGACTCTCCAGTTGCAGGATCAATAGATCCAATAATAACAAAGTTACCATAACCTGAACCATCAGGATTGTATTGGCTTCTAATATCTTTTACAACACCGGGCAATACAGCAGGAAACTTTTTATCTTCAAAGAAAACATCAATACCAGGCTGATTAGTATCAAAGGTAACAGAAGAAACTTGATTAGAATAATAACTAAGAGGTAGACTACCAGTAGTTGAAAGGATCCTAGGACCCATACCAGGCCTCATAGTTGCAGGACTTGACCAAGATTGTCTATAACCATACTTACCTGCCTTTTCTAAAACGCCAGGAGTAAACTCACGGTTTTCTCTAGAAAGACCAACGCCACCACCAGGGCCTGCGTTGTAACCATAAAGAGCACGTTCAATACTCCAACCATTATTATCCATCATTGTGCGTAGATATCTAGCAGCACCCATGATTGATGATCTAGGATCATTGACATCTACTCCATATTCAGCAGCAGTGCCAGGCATAAATTGAGTAAGACCTTGTGCACCTTCACTACTAGTAAGTCCCATTTGCCAGTTACTTTCTTGCTCAATTAAACCAGCAATAATTGCTGGCGGAATATTGAATTCTTTAGCAGCTTCTTCAATAAAAGGAACATAAGCTTGGACAGGAATAGCCCCTGAATTCCAAGTTTGATTTGATTGGCTAAGAAATCTAATTGAACGATTAGGTGTATTTGCATTTAACAAACCAGCTCTTACTTCTGGCCTAACCGTTTCTAATAGCTCCATAGAAGGAGGTGGTTGAATAGGTTCCATTCCGTATGCTTTTAATTGTGCGTTAATTACTTGGATGGGTGTTTTATTAATTTCCCGTGCAATCTCATTAATGCGAGCAGGGACTTTATAACCAGGTCTCCAGAAACTAAAAGCTACTTGTCTAGCTTGATCTTCAGTTAGCAGTAAATTCTTTCCAGTTTCAGGGTTGCTAATATATTCAAGTGGCAGTCCGTTTGATTCTTTAGCAATTTTTTCTTTGATTTTTAAAGTCGCTTTACGCTGTTCTTTTAAAACTTCTAGATCGTCTTCATCAATACCAGTTGCTGAAAAGACATTTACAAATCCAGCTTCTCCACTAGATCTTGCAAGTGTCGGATTAATATAAAAAGGAGACGCTTTGTTTGGGTCTACAAACCCCTCCCTCATTCTAGTTAATGTATATTCAAGAGCTTCATTTTGAATTTGAGACATGCTGTATGGCTTGCCTGCATCTTGAGCAGCAGTCTGTAATTCTGCTACTTTATTTTTGTAAATGTTAACAGCAGTGCTAGCAAGGACTGCACCAACGATGCCGTATTTTGTGTCACCTTCAAGGCCTAATTTTGTCCTTATTTCTTGTTTAATAGCAGCAACAGCTTCTTGTGAAACAGTAGTTTCGTACAACTCTTTGTATCTGTTTGCAGCATTTTTTAGAGTATCATCGTTTTGCAACTCAAGAGGCAAAGAAGCTAAAATTTCTGGAGTTAGTTTATTAGCCTCTGCAAGATCCATAGCCATATCTTTAAGACGTTGCTTGCCTTTAGCGTCCATAGAATTGCTTTCAGCCCACTCGTCAATTAATTTGCTACGCAGACCACCTGACACTTTCATGTATCTTTCTTGAGCAAATTCAATTTCTGCTTCAGTTGCTCCTCCGGGTTGTGAGGATAGAACTCTAATTGCATTTAACTCAATATCTTGGAGTTCTAAAGTTCTCAATGTGTTGCGATTTTGAGCTGCTTCTTTTGCTTTGTCGGCTCTTTGCCGACGATAGTCTATAAGATCACCACCAAAATCTTCTCCAACAGGTTTATTTTTACCTGCAAGAGTCATGGCTTCAAAATTTGCAATATCATTATCACTAAAAACAAAACTACCATCAGCATTTTGTGCTGTATAAACAGTCTTAAAAAGCGTCTGTCTAGCAGTTTTAAAAGTCATGCCAGGTGATCTAACTAGATCATTAAAATACCTTTGGGCATTTGCAGGTAGATTGGCTTTATCTGTAAGGAAAGCATTTCTAGAAGTTTCAAGTCTTTCAGAAGCCATACGATTAGCTTCAGCATTTCCTTCATCTGTTAGATAACTAGTGACGTCACGTCGAGTTCTAATTAAAGCAGGTGCTAAGAATTCTGATCTTAAACCAAACAAACCAGTCTGTTTAAGGTAAGAACTAAGTCGTTGATTAATGTAAGCTCTTCTTTGTTCGACTGTTTGAATTTCAGGATTTTGATCTATTTCAGCTTTAACTGTTGGAAGAAATTGTTCCATAGCCAAAATAGTTCTGGCTTGATCGTATGCATATCTACGACCAGCGCTCATTGATCGGACTCTTTCTACTTGTAAAGGAGTACCACCAACAGCTTCTAAAGCATCAGCACCAAATTCGTTTTCTAAAGACTGTACTTGCAGTTGATCAGCTTGGTTTTGATATTCAGCTTGTGCTTCTAAATCAATATCACCAGACAATATTTCAACTATACCGTCTGCATAATCTTTTTCGTTCCTTTCTTGCTCTAGATCAGCAAGTTTTTTGCTTGCTGTTTCACTAAGACCTGCAAGCGATTTATAGATTTTTTCTTCAGCTTCACCTTGGCGTTCAATGTTTGCTGTTTCAATCCTAAAATTATCTTGAACACGTTGTTGAATATTCCGGCGATTGTCTGTTTCATCCCGAAAGTACTGTTCACGATCAGCTTTTTCTGCTGCATCGTTTTCTTTCATTGCAGCAAGGACACGATCTCTTTGCTGCTTTTCGTAATTAAACTGTTGCTTTAAAATGTTGATTTGGCGCTGACCTTCTTGAAGGATTTTATCTACGCCAGCATTACTCACTTCACGAGGTTTAAACCCTCTATTTTTAAAAGATGATTTGTACTTTTCTGCCATAATTATCAGAAGAAGTTGTTTCTAGGTTGGAAGTTGTTGTTATTACCAAAAGCAGACCAATTGACTTCTGACAATCCTCCAGCGGCTTGTGCCAGTGTTCCCCAAATACCAGGACCTGTGTAAATACCATCAATAGGTTCAGGGCCAGGCTTTAGTTCATAAGGATCCTGCCAAACACGATCAGGTAGCAGCAACGGTTTAGGAATGTCATCCATCATTTCAGGCCGCAGAAGACGTTGTGCATCAGCACGTTGGTTAGCAGCCAAATAATCAAGACGAGCATCACCCATGTCTCTTCCAGTCTGTTTAACGGCGCTCAATAAATTGGCATTCATAACAGCTAAGTCTCGTCCTTTAGCTGCTGAAGCTGCCTGAATAGCAGACATCATGTTGTTGCCAGCTTGACCCATCTGAGCTTGTCCAGCATTGGCCATTGTGCGAAGGTTTAAATCCTGCTTGTCAAACGCTTGACCAATTGCAACTTCATTTAAATCTTGTTGAGAATCGCTATAAGCTCGGCCAAGTGCTTCTTTGTTTAAAGCGAGTTGTGCAAGGTAGTTTTCTTCAGACTTAGCAAACGCTCTTTTAGCGTTGTTGTATTGGAAATCTTGTAGATATTGCTGGCGCTGCCAGTTTAAATCTTGAGTAGCTTGTTGATAAGCTCTTTGATCCGCAAAATTTTTCTTATTGATCTTTAAGGATTCTTGTCTGTACTTGTTGGTACGGTTAATTTCCTTTTTATCAAAATCGTATTGTTGTCTAGCGGCTCTGTTAGCGGCATCAATTTGAGAACGTTGAGCACTTTCTTGACGAGAAGAACCGATAGCACCAAAAATGGCACCACCAATTCCTGCAATAGCACCAATAGCAGGCCAAATATTGTGTTCTACCCCCAGTTCCTGTTTGTAGTTGCCGAGGATATTAAAATTTTTTTGATTTAAATCATCATACATTAATTAATTTTCCTCTTATAGAATCTGGGGACATAATTACCTTCCCACATTTGAGAAATGAGAGAAGTTGGATAAGGAGTTGTATCTTCAATCTTTAAACGGTATGTTTTATTTAATTGATAGATAGGTACAGTAATGACACGCTCTCTTACTAGAGCAGCTTGGTCTCCAAGGTAATAGTCAGCATCATCTACTTGATACACAGGCTGCCATTGAGCACGACCTGCTGCTTGCAGACTGACTTGAATAGCACCAGTAAAGGCTACAGAGAATCTGTGTCTAGCAATAGTAAGGTTTGCAGTAATATCATACTTTTCTTCTCCAGGGTTATAATAATTAGTTGGGAATTCAACTAAATAAGTAAAACGATAACCACATAGCATTCGGTTTACATCATCTGACCAATTTCCATTTAATGTCCAGGTATTGCCATCAACGGTAGGAGTGACAAAATAACCAGAGTCTGTGTTAGTAGTTTTAAGACCCGGTTGTATTCTTTGATAAATTTGGCTAAGACTAATTAAACTAGTGCGAGCAGAAAGTTCACCTTCACTAGGAGCTGCAAGCATTACAACTGGAGTTAATGTTGGAACACTATTAAATGGTAATGTGATTGTTGTAATATCAGTTTGATCATTATAAACAACATCATTAGCATCAGGATTCCACTGCAGATCCATGTAAGGATTGCTCCAGATTACATCGTCAGTCAGAGGAACAGAAGCTTCAATAATATTGTTGCGGTTGTTTCTGTTAAGGCTGGCAACTTGTAAAGTGTATTGAGAGTCTTGTTCAGTAACAGTAAAAATTTGATCGTCTACACAATAAATACCCATTACATTGCCAGTCAATTCCCATTTAGTCCAAGCTTGAAATAAATCTTTTTCACCATTATTAAAATAGCGATAGACATAAACTTCATTGCTGGAACTGCTATACAACATTAACAAGTTGTTTTGAGGACTAGCACTAATTCCAGATATGTCACTAGGGATCCACTGCATTACAGTTTTACCAATATCAACAACACGAGGCTGTTCATCCAGTCCTCTTGTTTCCATTAAGAAAACTCTTGAGTAAGCGGGAACTTTACTGACAAACGCTACAGAAGTACCCATTGATTGGGGAGGTAAGAATGTAGATATTTCGTATGTCGATTGTGTTCTAACTTGTGCTGATTGGGGTGTTAATGCAGAGTCAACAGAATACAAACGGAATTGTTCATTTGTACCAAAAAGGACAAGTCCTTGTGGTTCAGCTCTTACACTAATAAGCTTGACAGGAGTTACACTAGATACGTTTACATCAATAGGATCAGAAGCGACTAAAAGTTGTGCTGATCGTTTAAAGAAGTTGTATGGATCATTGGCCATGCTTAGGATCACATTGTCTTCTGCCAACATGCCAAAACGATTACGATAAAAGAAAGTGTATGAACACTGTCTACCTACAAAAGAAGGTGTAGGATTAGTTACAAAATCACCAGCTAATCTTTGAGACCAATTAATTTCTTGAAATGTAAATGTAGCGACACCAGTATCAGCATTAACACTGTTTAGTACCAACTCATGTGGCATTGTTGAAGCATCTAAACCAGCAGAAACAGCAGGGTCTTTACATTCAATCCAAGTGCCAGGACCACTAGTACCATCAGTTGCATCAAACTCAAGCCAGTAGTCATCTTCATCACCAGAAGAATTGGTAATTTGTACTGTTCTACCCTCTATTGAATTAGTTACAAGCTTACTAATATCAACAACATCAGTAAGGTAAGATTCTAAAGCACTGTTACCAATACCACCTATTGCACCTAATTGAGTAAATTGTGAATTACCACTAAACGTTAATTCTAAACAATCAGATAAAACAGTGACTGTAAGATTAGCAATATTTTTGTCATCAATTTGTTCTTTAAGATCAGTTAGAATTTCAGTAGCATCAAGAAAATCTGTATCTGCACTACCTTCATCATCAAAGTTACGTGTTTTTATTTCACAGTTTTCACCGTTAACAATTACTCTGTAAACAGCACCGTATTCAACAAGTAGTATTTTAACCGTACCATTTTGAAGTAAGGGTGCTGCTGGTGATGGCAGTTCAGCAATTTCAGTAGTTTGATTAGTAATAACTGAAACGTCTTGAATAGTAGTAATACTGTATAATTCTTCAGGCCCTAAATGTTCTGTTGGTTCAAATTCAATATCAAGATAATCTCTACCATTAGGGTAATTGATTGTAGCTTGGACGCCTGTAATAGCATTCCATACAGTAATATTGCCTCGGGTAGTAGTACCGCCAGAAACAGTCTGTGGTGTAATCACACCAACATAAGAATCAAGACCACCTCTAGCAATCAAGAACCACTTGGAGTTGTCAAGAGATTGACCGCCAGAATCAGCCACATTACGCAACCAGTTAAAACCACTACGCTTAAGAAGACCATAAGTAATGTCTGGAAAACCGTTAACAATGTTAGAAACTTGTCCCGGTTTTTTCTTATCATCTGACTGTTTGGAAACACCTCCTAAGTAAGAGGGGATTAATTGAGTTACGCCTGTCATTATCTAGATAGTGTTTGAAAAGGTTGATAGCCTCGATAATGGAATCCACCAGGAGGAGCGCCAAAGTACGAGTAATCACCTTGGCTAGTTTCGTATTGCATAGCTTGAGCACGACAATATAGTTCACGTTGTTGGAGTATTTGATATTGTGTGCCATCACCTAACATTCGCAAAGCACACAAAGATGCAGCTCTAGCAACAATAAAATCTAAAACAATAGGTGGTACTTCATCGAAGTCAATAAGCCAAATCATATCAAAATATGTGGGGTTATAATTCCACAAAAATGTGTGATTAGCTTTGTCATACATCATAACTGTGCCATCATTGTCACGCATCACAGCATCAGGCACATATGTTTTTTCAATAGCGTCAGTTGCTATAGGCGCATCTTGATCGAAAGTCCACCAATCATCTGTTAATTCCATTTGTAAAACATTAGCTGGAATTAAAATTTGATTCTGTTCATTAAGGTTGATAGGGAAATGATTCTCAGTGTTAAATGTCCATCCTTCACTCTGTACTTCGCGGCTCACTTCTTGAATGGCATTCCATACCATCGCAACGTTCGGGTTGGTTGGGGGATCTGGATCATAGATATCACCGTTATTTGCATCAGCAGTAACAGTAGTAACGGGAGCCTGACCTACTGAAGCCAGACAAGTATTAATAGCTCTTAAGTCAGTAACTGAGTAAGTCATAAGTAAGAATAAAAAAGGGACCCCCGCAGGAGTCCCAGAACAAATAATTAAGCAGCGTCTACAACGAAGACACTACCGGGCCATCCATCAATGGAAACAGTGTTACCATCAGCATAGCCCATGCCGGTATCAACAGCACTCACGTTGGCTACAGCAGGAATTGCTCCAGCATTAGTAGTTGTAAACTGAACGCGAAGACCAGCGCCATTACCAGTAATGGTAGTGGTATCTGCAACAACAGAAGTACTTACAACACCAGTGTTAGCAGTGCCAGCAGTAGTCTGTGAAGAGAAAGGTGTTGCAGCGGTAGCTCCGGTAATTGCTTGACCGGAAGTTACAAGAGTCGGGGTGCGACCTTCAGTCAACCCTTGAGGGCTGTTGTGGTCATAGCAGCCATTCCGACCCGCAGAAG